AATGCAACGTATCTATCACTACTACCATCCCATGGTGTGAGTGTCCAATCAACGGCAAGGAATTGTTCTACATTATCTACATACACTTTTACATCGTTGTCTGAAACAAGTCCCTGGTTAATTTGTCCACGAGTTGGTAGATAGTATGGTCCTGCACTGCTTCCGTCTCCGATATACTGTGCAGTTTCTGGCGGACGCAATCTTTTGCCATCTTGGAACACAACCATATCAATTGGATTGGTTCCTTGTAAACTTTCACTGAGTGTAAATGCTAGTGTGCTTCCGTCATATTGGAAATATTCGCCGCGTGGTGTGCTCCAGGATCTTTGCACAGTTTCAGTGCCAAGCACAACAACAGTAACAAGATCAGTGTTGGTATAAGTGCTAGTAAACGATATAACTGTTTGCCAACTGTTGGATCCAGCTGCATACGTGAATGCTGTTGTTTGAATTCCATTTACTATAACTAAAATTTCGTAAATTTCATCGTAATCAACATCTACTGTTAGACTATTGCTCACAAGTGATCCGTTGAGTGTTTGACGTAACAGCTGATTTCCGCCACCAACACCAAATGTTCTAACACGCACAATGTCATCTGCACTTATACCATCGGTCACGCTAACAGTTTTAGCTGGCCAATTTACTGTGAAATGCTGGATGGCATTAAGATTAATACCAGTGCTTAGGTTTTCAACACTTACCCCAACTGGATGTTGCATCTGTCCGCTCCAGTCAACAGTTAAACTTGTACCAGTGGACACAAAATCAACCGATTGTACATTGAATCCATGTCCATCACCAGTCCAATCTGCTCCAGGGCGTGTACTAACAGTTAAGTCAAGTGTATCAAAATTACTGCCTGGCACTAATTCTTCAGGTGCATGCGAACTGTATGTGTCAATGAACTCACTGCCATCCACGTTAATATCTGTGACACGAGTGCCAAGGTATGTGTCAGTGAAACTGCTAGAATAGATTGCATTTAGTATGTCTTGGCTATAAGTTGGCAAACCTTCAGGACCAAAATCCAAGTTATCAAACGGATTTATGTCAAAGTTTCCAACGTCAAATCCAGTGTTTTGATTGAATCTAGGACCTTGAACCTGAACACCTGGATAATCAATACCGCTGATTAAAAGCGCAAGATCTCGACCAGGATCTGATGGATCAGGTTGATACAAACCAATGATACGGTCAACGCCACTAAGTGTGCTTTCGTCTACAAGTGTGTAGAAATCAGGATCAAATTCATTGCCGCTGTCTAACTCTGTGCTGTCCGCAACCTCGTTTACACTGTAAACATTACCTTCATATCGTACCAGGCTACCTTCAGTGTAGTCGGTGTTTGCAGTCCAGTCTTGAACGCTGCTTGTGTACTCATAACGGTCAAATTTGAGAGTGGTGTCAAAACTTCTTACCATGTTATTTTGCATAACAGGAACTGCTATTGCGCCTGTGCCATTGCCTCCGGTAATTGTAATCACAGGTGTGGTTGTATAACCAGTGCCAGCACTTATAACTTCAATTTCAGTGACTTCTCCTGCTGTGTTAATCCTGGCTCTCAGTGTAGGCAGGGTTGTGGCTGTACCAGTCACAGTGACCTGAGGTTCTACTGTGTAGCCACTACCGCCTTCGACCACTGACACACTTGCTAAACTGAGTGTATAGTTGTTGTACCATTGACTCCAAGGCCAAGTTGACCAAATTGGATCTGTACTTGGTGTTTCGCTCAGATTTGGCAATCCGCTGTTTAACAGGCCATCGCCCGTGTCTGTAAGAATTGGGCTTACAAAAGCACCAATAGTACTGTTGTAGTATGCTGGGCAGTCAAAATCAGTCAGACTGCCAAGATAATTGTCAACACCATCATAACGTAAACTAAACTCCTTGATCTTCACGTGATAAGGTTTAACTTCTTTAATATAATCTAATACAAAGTCTTGATTATCACGTTTGTATACTGGATAAGGAATAAGGTCACGAATTTTGTGCTGTATATCAACCAAACTGGTTTTGAATAACCAGTCAGGCGCATTTTGTTCAGTCATAATGTATTCAAACATTAGTACTAGCAATTCATTACGGTGTATCAACAAACTATCTGTGAAAATTTCCTCGTTGAGAGCTTTTAATATTTGCCGCGTTTCTGTGCTTGGGAATCTATCAAATCTTTGCGCATCAAAAACTTCAATATCAAAGCCAAACCTACCTATAGAATAATCCCAAACAGTACTGCTTATTTGAATAGTTGTATCTTCAGCAAATACCCTAATATAAGTTCCATTCACAAGTTGGTAGATTTCACTCTTACCAAAGCTGTTAGCCGTAACTTTTACACTTTGCCCATTGGCTACATTAGTAAGGAGAGCAATGTCATTAAAAGTTGCCACCTCAGCAACAATCTCATTGGAAAGATTATATCCAGGTAGTACCCAATCTGTATATGTCCAGAACTGCTTAGTATCATAAGTTTGTACACGGTTTAACAAAAGGGTGCCGTCGGCTTGCAAGCTGTAGATTGTCCACAAACCATTTTGTGTTTCGTCGCTTGCTACCAAATACCTATACCCTGCTGACACAATTTCAAGATTTTGATACGTGAGTTCGGCATAGTTAAGCACACGTTTGTCCCATTGTCCACTGGCGCTTGTTGGTTCAGGTTCTTCGCTGTTCAAAAGTGTAAACAGTTTTTGTTCAACAATAGGATACAATGCAAGTATTTTGTTTGCACGGTCAAAATAGTTTTCTAAAGCCAAGAATCGATCAACAAACATGCTTTGTCTTGGTCTAAAGTTTATTCCGTATTGGTCTGCAATGCTTAATGTTGAATCTGGTACTTTGTTTCCTAAGGTATCGTCGCCACAGAAACTGTCCAACAACTTCCTGTATGTGCCGTCGCTTAAGAAACTGGTAGGATTGTTTTTAGCAATTAAATCGTATTCCACGTGGACATTATCGTCGTTGCTTTCACGATCAAATTCTATATGTAAGATTGTATCGGTTGACGATATTAAATCGTTGCAGTTATAAAGTGCAACAGTGTTTTGTGCAACCGGTGCAATATACTGAATACCACTGCTACGTGGATTTTCAATGTATTGAGCAACTGCTAGTACACTTAGTGTTTTATTTGTTGCTTGGCTTACACTGCTTAAGCCTTTTACCCAGAAATAATACACTGGTGCAAAGACTCCATTCAGATCAAGTTCGCTTGACACAGCATAACGTGCTGTGTTATAAACTGTTCCCGGTCCTGTATAGGATGCAGGTGGATTATCACTCTTGATCCATTGGTATACATCAATGCTACTACCTTCAAAGAGTTGTCCCCATCTTCTTGCTTTGTATTCAATTGTGTCTTGATGGTAATCAACATACCGCATTGTGCTAACGTCCCACCAAACTTCACCTACTCGTTCATCGCCCCAATATTGTCCGGTGTTATTAAAATCGCCAACGTTGTAAGATGCTGGATCAAGACCTACGGTGTAATCAATATTTTGTTTAGCGGCACCAAGGATTTTACCCTGTAATGGATCAATATAATCGAGGTACTGGGTAACTGTTGATGTAGTACGATTATAAGTGAACACACTATTAAGTAATGAAATATCAACAATTGGTTGTTGTCTATGTTTAATTGTCCAACTAAACTTGGCGCCTGGGTTGTTAAACTGTGCCACCCGACCAAAATCGCCAATGCTATCACCGAGATCACTTAAAGGAACTCCTACTAGTAGTACACCATTTACATAGTTTACAGTTGAACCAAAATTATCAAACTCACTTAACGACCGATCGTAAATCTGTTGCCCAAAAACAAATTTGCCTGGGTTGGTTGCACTTGCATTGGCACTACTTAAAAAGTCATAGGTATAAACTACTCCACTTCGCGTGACAGCATCAATGAAATCAACAGATCCGCCATTGAATAATGTAGTGTTCCCGTCAAAGGTAGTTGGTAAATTAGCAGTACTATCAGGAGCACCAATGGTCAGACTAGTTGCTTGGTCATTGATGTTAACACTCTGGCCAAAATGCCCTTGCTCTTGCTGTATTGGCGCAGTAATAGTTTGTGCATGTACCATTGGCGTAAAGCCTAGGGCTGTCCATGCTCCACCTAATCCAGGTAATACCACAAGTTTAATAAATTCATCGCCTGCATTAGCATTGATTAAATTCAGCGACAATAAACCATTGGTATAAGAAGCAAGTACATTTGGAAGATCTGCAGTGTTAATATCATTAGCATAGGACTCAATCCAGTTACTCAGTGCCCAATAATCAGTATCTGACGTTGCAGTACCAGCTGGTACAGATTGTATTGCCTTGTAAATTGAGGCACCATCCTGTACGAATGTACCAGCAGTATACGTTGTTCCTGCTCCCCATGTTGCTGGCGCTACCACTAACACATCCACATCATTAATGCGAATACTGTCGTTTGGTGTTAGGATTGTATAGGCATTTTTACTGGTAATGCTTCCGTACAGCCTATTTTGATTTATCCAACGTTCAACGTTTCCTACTTCTGTTTGTAATGCGCTGTTCCAATAGGGAGCACCAATATACAGGCTACAGTTTGTTGAGCATTGATCAATGCTGTAGCCAAACTGCGCATCTCGCTGAGTATTGTGTGCGTCGATTGTTTGCATCAGATTGAAGTTGTTTGTTTCAAATTCTAAAATATCACCAACCTGTAATGTCACATTTGATTTAAGAGTAACGGTGCTACCAACCACTGTGTATTGTCCATTATTGTTGGTGCCAGTATCTCTAATCAAGAATTGCTTGTTTAGTTTAACAGTAACTGGCCCAATTGGTGTTCGAATTGTTGTGTAAATTTTTGTACTTGCGTTGGTAACTTGTACCCTTTCCACGCTTCTGTCATATACAAAAACTTGTCCAGCATTGGGTTGCTCGTCGCCGGCGCTTACCGTTGGAACTCCAATCATGATCTGTCGACCATCTGTGGTGGTGGTTAATTCTTCGCCGAAGTTGATACCACTGCTGTCAACTCCTGCATAACTGATTGTAGTAATCAATCTCCAGTGCGTCGAACTTGAGAATACAATGCTTCCTGTGACTCCTGATGTGGTTGTAACTGTTTTTGTTGATGCATCAAATGTATAGTCAATATATGGACGTAAAATTACACCATCATCAACAACAGTAAAACTATAAATGTCAGAAACGGTATACAGATCTTCGATCAAGAATCCAGTTTGCGGACTAGTAGGATAGTACGAAACACTTTGCTTGCGTGTGATAAGAATTACATCACCTTCGTTTGGAGCTGCTGGAATAGCAACAATGCCGTTAGAGTAAGTAAAGTCAGTGTTTGGTACCTGACGCACATTGTTAATTGAAACATTTATCTGTTGACTTCCAATTCCACCTAATCCACTATCATCATCAATAATGATTGTATCGCTGATATCAAAATCAGTTGTTGATCCGTTACCTATGAAAGTTAATTCTTGATTTTGTACATCAATTCTATTATAGCAATAAACTTTGTCATCTCCTGGAGATCCAATGTACATCCAACGTTCATCGTTGCTGATAGTTACTGCTTTACCTAGTTCACTGCTTGCACTTGCTGTTGATTCTGAAAGGCATTGCTTCAGGTCAAAGGAACCTGTCACGTTTGAACGAAGTATGGTATAGGCATAACCTCTTGAACTTGCACTTTGGTGAGCGCCAGCAACCGCCCATGCGCTGCCACCTACATCCAATACGTCTCCAAAATTGCTGGCGCCTTTTGCTGTTAAAACAGTTTTTTCAAGAAAGGAAGTCTGGTCCGCTTTATTGTATGCAAACACGCCGCCTTCTGTGCTGTTATAACCAGGTGCACCAATTAATGCGCCTTGATTATCAAAGCCTTGCCCGATTGCTGTACCAAATAAATCATTTGCGGATTCTCCTACTGCTTGAATGCTATTATTACTTGTGAACGGATTACTCTTTTCATAAACTGCCCAATGATCTGTTCCATCATTGTCAACCCATACTTGATTACCCGCTACAATATTGTTAACAAAACTTAAATTGTTTATATCGCTGGCTTGTGCTACCCTGACGCTTTCTAAAACAAAAACAGTACCTACACCAGTAAGCACTGTTTCATCTCCAGGCAGACTGAGTTCAAGTGTAATTGTTTTTAAACCTGGAACTGTTGCAACTTCATAGGCACCATCAACATCTGAATCAAAATATTTAATAATGATTCTATCGCCTGCATTAAGTCCGTGATTACCGCTAAAAGTAAAGGTTGATGTACCATCTAAATTATCTCTTACTTGCACTAGCGGGGGATCTACAATATTTGATCTGTAAATATTCCAGTCAAAAGGATTGCTCTTTGCTACCCATATTACCGTACCACGTGCAATATTATCAATCTCGCTTATCAGACTTGTTAAATCGTTAAGATCAAAAACTTGCAAATCTACGTCGTCGAGGTTAACATAACCAGCACTTGGTAACGAAGTATCATCATTGGAATAAACCACAGCTGGTAAAATATCGGTGTCAGTAAGTTTGTAACTCTCCTTGTAAAGATTGCTTAACAATACCTGCTGATTTGCTGTGTTGGTCATTCCGGGTTCAATTACACTAACAGTTGACGGATTTGACAGTAACAAAGACTCGTCTAGTTTAAGTTCGTAGTAACTACGGTTTGCATTAGCACCATAGTAAGCACGTTGTATTGCCCAGTTTTCAAAAATGTCATATTCAGCAACTTCCTTGTCAAGGCTAGCTTTGCTGAAGACATCAGTTGCCTGGGTGGTTCCTTTAGTTCCAATAAATTGTTGGAAAAGATTTACCTGGCTTATATCGTCTAGATTTAAAGCCTCCATATATTCTCTTGGACGGAAACCAATCAACCCAAATGCTAGCAAGTCAGCGTCTTGTTCCGTGTTTGCTGTCTTGGTGTCGTAATAGTTTTTAACCAATTCACTCTTTTGAGCAAGGTTAGGTAACAACCCTTTTGTAATACGATTGTAATCACTCTTGATCCAATCATTGAAGTCAAATTTTTCCGCAGGTGGTAAAATTGATCCTGCACTCCAGTATGAATCTTTATAAAGTACAATTTCGCCTTTACTGTAGGCTCTATTTGGTACCCATTCTTTGATATTATCTTGATTTAAAATAAACCCTTGGGCATCAAGTGTACCATTCCAGTCACTGGTAATTCTTCCGTCAAATAGTAGACGTGTCTGTCTAGCACCAGTACCCGGACTATATAATAGATCATTAAAAATACTGGTGTTATCAAATACAATAATGTGTTCGTAACTTACAAACTGAGCATTCAAATAGTTGAATGTGGTGTTGTTCTGCGACAGCAGTGTGAACGTGTTTTCTAATCGTTCCACAACATAGTCTTTGCTTTGAATTGGTTGCCTGTTTGCATCAAGTAGTGCAGTTTCTTTACCTGGTGCAACTAGACTGTCAACTACGGTGTTAGAACCTGTCATTTCAAGACGATTTGCATTTGGATTGAGATTAATTATAGCACCTTCGCTCCAACCTTGTTGCGTCCAATACACAAATTCTTCTGCCATTTGTGTCCAATTTAAAACCACATTGTTGTACTGTGATTCAAAACTCATTCCAAGGTCAGACAGTTTCTGCCCATAACTGATTAGGAAGTCAACCACACTGCTGATACTAGAGAATGAGTATCCGTATGGAACTCGCACCACAGTATTTGAAAAATCTTTTGCAACACGCACTGTTTCATTGTTAACCTGAATAGTGTTGTAGTTGCCATTGGTTAAACTACGATATATTTCAAAGTAAGGTTTAGTGGTGCTATACCCATATACTGCATAACCTGTTGCTGTGCTTTGTATAATAACACTGCTCCAGTTTATTTCACTGCTAGCAGGATTTTTATACAATACTAACTGCAAACTTTCGTCCGGCCAAAGTAAACTTGCGTTTAAACTATTTGGTGAACTCTTTTCGCTGTAAATTCTAAAATACTTTTCATCTGTAAATCCAGCCAGTCTGTAGCACAAACGTATGTCAATGTTTTGTAGCGTTGTGGTCAGAGCTGTTGTGCTGTCTAGCCCCCTAATACGATTATAATCGACGATATAATTGATATAACTGTTTTTGCTTGTTCCATTGCCGTATATAACAATGTTTTCTGCGTTTACACGATATCTCTGATTGTACAAATATTGATTATAATCACTGTTTCTTTTATAAAGATCAAGATCAGCAAAAAGTGAAAAATACTTTGCTGGCTTTGTTAATGCTAGAAGTTTTTGCAATGCAAACCGATATTGACTACTGCGTCTCCAAGCGGTTTCGGTTGGACCTTGGTCGCCAAAGTTCCAACTCTTTTGGAAACTGTTTTGATCATAATTTCCAACCACAACATACATCGGCGCCAATAAATTACCTTCACTGTCCACTGGTATAATATCTAGTAGTTGTGGACGCTTGTATTTTTCTATAACCACCGAACCAGAAGGATAAACAATTTTACCGTCACGTAGATCCTGCCACAGTACTAGGTTTCCGCTGGTATACGGAGCAGGGCCATAGGCGTCTTGCCACCATGTTGGTTCTTCTGTTAGTCCAAGCATTTCCCACGGACGGGTATGAGGACTATCTGTGTCGTAAAGATCAAAATAGATGCCTCTCCAACCACCAAGCAAGATAGTGCCATCTAGTTTGTTTTGACTGTTGCTGTAGTTCCATGTAAATGCATTGTTAGCATCATAGACTTGTGTTTTGTAGTCAAGTTTATTTGTTCCGACCCAACTGAGGAAACTCTGTGATAGTATTTCATTTACTTCAACGAGGGTGTAATCTGTTGTTCTAAATTCGCCAGGAATAACATCTGTGCTTTCAAGGGCTTGATTGTACCTATCTGCAACCTTAGCGTTACTATAAATGCGTGTTTCAAATTCAAGCAATACATCGTCACGAATGTCTCCAAATGCAACAGTCAAACTTCCGTCATGTCCTCGAATTACATCTGTTGGCGTAACATAGGTATTGTCTGTGAATTTTTCAGGCTCGTATAAAGAAGACAAGCCCATACAAGCTGGAGTTGGAGGGACATAGTTACCATATGTAGCTGTGTATTCTCGAATTGTTATCACGTCATTTACCGCAAGTGTGATCCTATCTGTATTAATGGTTATACGAGGTCCGTCTGTTGCAACTGTATAATCGTGCCCGTCGCCAGATAGAATCACGTCATTGAGGTAAACTACAAGTCCTTGATAGTTTGCTGTAGTAAAGTCATAGGTATACAACGTGTCAAAAACATTAGTGGAGATTACAGTGTATGTATATTTGGTCTCATCATAGGTATTACCGCTGGGTAATGTGTCACTCCAGTAAAATGGACTTAGCTGATTTTTTCCTGCATTAATAGTTTGTAAACAGGTATCTAATATGTACGCATTAGTTTTTCCTGACCAATCATTCTTTGCTACAGTATCTAGTATAACATTTTTGTATTTTTCATATTCATAACTAGCCCAATCAATAGCGTTAAAAAAGTCAAAGTCTTTGTCTTTTAAGAAAGTGCCAGCAAATGTCAACGGCGAGCTTTGTTGCTGTATACTTTCGCCGTATGGAGTAATATTTCCTAGATCACGTATATTGTTAGCACCGTTAATTTTTCCTGTAAAGTCTTGTAAATTCTGACAAATAGTGTTATAATGATTTCTAACGGTGCCCAGGGTGAACTCGCTGGTGTTGATATTAATAGCGTTGTTTTCTAAATTAGCAGGAATAGAATAGTAGGCAATCTGGCTTGCTGTATTACTAGTCACGCTAACTTGTATTGGCGTACCATTTGCAGGAGCAGTTACAAAGGTAACCACACTCAATCCGTTATTGTTTGTTGTAACCGTATATGAGCTTGGTAGTACAAACTCTCCATTCACAAAAACCTTTACTGGCACTGCTGTACCAACTGTATCAACCCTAATATCCATTACCAGTGGATTGCCACTGTAGGTAAAGTTGAAGATTTGTCTGCTTGTAACCTCATTGGTTGTTGTTTGCCAACCAAGATATTTTGTGTAATCTGTTAATGTACTGTACTGTTGCACATGACCAAGGCTAACATTTTGGGTGACACTCACACTTCCATCAACATAAACAAATGTATCGGTGTATAGATTGTTGGCAAATGTAATGTCTCCAACATTGTTGATGCTAAGATACTTTAACGGCTGTCCAATTACAGCATCTGCAACTCCGCTTCCAGTTGCATAACTGAATAATTTACTTCCAGCAAATGAAGTGCTAGGATAGACAGTGGTGTCACCAAAACTGTTTTCATTTTTGTCAAAAACATCAAATTGAGGTGGTTGGTTTACTTTGGTTTTTTGCTGTGATTGTACCCAGTTACTACCGTTATAGTAATAACTTTTACCTTGTCCTTTCACACCACTAAGTTGTACAACACTTTGATTTGTGCTGACTCCTGGTGAAGTAATATCAGCTGGCTGTAAATCAATAACAGGACCTGTGCTGTCATCAAATGTAATAAATTTTACAACATAAACTTTGTTTCGTACAGCAGGATCAAGATCAGCAGCAAAAATTACCCTACTATCTTCAGCTAATGTGTAGCCGTCGGTGCTGTAACCAATACTTCCGTTTACGTTACTAAATGCGTCAAGTTCAACAGTATCAATAACATTTACTGGTTGTATCCCTTGTGTTCCAAAATTAAAAAGTCTATAACTTGGCTTAAATTCAAGTATTGGGCGTTTTGCTCTGTTATCATTGTCTAACACTGCGACCGCATTATTGTACTCAGCGGTAAGGTTTAAAATATCAATATGGAACCAGCGATTGCTTCTTGACCATGGATTAAGATCAATGCTAGCACGATTAATAGTCATGTAGTCTGGAACTGTTGGAGCATTTAGGCTGTCGTCAAATGCTACTGCATCAAAGCCGGTGCTGTCAAAAGGTACAGTTGAACTAGTGGTATATGTCTCAGGAGTGACAAAATCAGTCACCGGTAATAGTTTTATTTGTGACCCTACACCCTCAATGTAATATTCATTTCCACTGTAACTTGCCGGTTGTGTTAAACCTTCAAATTGTACCTTAAGTCCGTTTGTGAAGGTAACGCCGTTTGGACTTGTATATGTGCTAGATTGTAATATCTCTGTGACATTTATAAATGCGTCGCCTGATTCGTCAATGAAATTGATAACACCAAAGAAATTATCATTAGTACCGTCTTGATAGTATAAAGTATCTAGATTGGCTGTAATTAATGGTTGTTTTTCAAAAACACCATCCGTGTTTTTATACCACGTGGTACTAGCATTGCTTGTTCCATAATTTACGCCCAATTTCTCAAGATTATTAACCGCTTTAACGTAACTGAGTGTTATAAAAGGCCTGTCAGGATCGTCTATGTCGTTGTAATTGATTCTCCATATACCATACTTGTCAGAGTCGAGTGTTATTTCAGTTGTCTGATCATAAGGAAGATGGTCGTATGGTTCTGAAGTATTGTCATAGCGTGTGGTAATATTCCAACCTTGATCGGTATTGTTTGCAAAAATAAGTGTTCTGTTTTGCAAATCACTAAAACCGTCGATGCCACCATGATCATTGAGGAATTCACTAACCAAAACATTGTTTATTTGATCAAATTGTAAATCTTCAACAACTAGGTCAACAGTACCAGCATCTATAAGTGTAAAGTAAAAATTCTGAGCATCTACGCTTGGTACGTTAAAGGTAACTGTACCGTTATCCTCACCATTGTTGCTTACTCCGAGAACATCTCTACTACTTTGATTGGTAAACGGCAACAAGCCGGAGGAACCAGGAAACGCTTGAATCCAAAATGGATTACCGTTCTGTGACACATCAAAGGTGTAATTTCCTCCCCTTACAAGTGTAATAGTGGGCAATACAGCACTGTAGCCAGATAAGGTGTAGCCATTGGTGCCGCGAGTTACAGTAAAATCATCTGTTAATGGTATGGCGGTTGCACTTACATCAACGCTATCCGGCCCTTCGGGTAACCAGTAGTATTGTCCAAAGTTTACAAACTTATCAAAATCAACAAATGGATCCCAGGCATAGTATTCGCTGTTAAAAAGTCGATCTGAACGACTAACATTTGCACCATTGAGTGCAAGAGTATCAGTTATTCCAGGAAAAGTTATTGCATCATCGACCACATTCTGATTAGGTTTTAGAAATACAACTCCTGGTTCAACTTGGTAATCAGTCCTTTCAGCAGTTGGCTCTATCAAATAACTGTCATTAGGATTTACACCGACTCCAACCTTACGTCCAATGTAGCCTTGACGTTGTGCAATTTTTGGCTCCTGAACTAGCTGGTCAAGTGTACTAGATAAAAACTGTTTGTTCGTGTTGGTACGAAAAATTTCAGGTAAAAAATCAACCGAGCGTACTGAAGTTGCCATTAGTAAGTGCTGCCTCCATTGCTAGTTGCATCCAGTCCCGAAACTGGTGCCCCGCTTCGTAACTGACTGCTAGTAAGGGCTGAAATTACTTCAACATCGTTTACGGTAGCTGCATTTACAAAAATTTCGTTTGCTTGACTTCTGATTTCATACAGGTCGCCAAAGCTCTTAAGTGGATCAATTGGTACCAATACAACAGTGCTAATAATATCTCCCAGTTCATCGTGCAAGTATGAACTAAGTTCACTAAAGTAAAATGTATCACCAAAATCCCATTTATCAATTGTAAAATAATTGTTCATTTCAGCAATAACTCGACTTTTAATTTCACTTTCGCTAACGGTGCTGTTTGCATTTTTTACGCATTTTATTGTTGCTCTGAGTTCAACACTTGCTTTGTTACCAAATAATGGTTTGAAAGTCACACTGTTCAAAATAACATTATCTGAAATCATCTTGTACTGATTCAACCCGTTGTAATCTGTGCTAAGTTCATCAATGGTAGGTTGAGCTGGTTGAGGGACTGTACCAGTACTGTCCTTAATGTAATTTTGATATGCTATGTAGTAAGCACTTGTAACCAGATATACATCAATGATGTTTGTAGTGCCTGGATCAATTCGACGACTTAAAGGTGCGTTGTGTCTATACTGAAAGTCAAGGTCATTTCTTCCAACAAAGGCTTCATACCCAGATACCGACGCAATTCTGCGTACACCATCAACACCAACTACTAGTTGATAAAATACTTTTTCGCTGGTTGCGTAAAAAACTGTTCCGTTGGCATATTCACTTTTAACCAATTCAATAGCGTCGAGTGTAGCAAGTGTTGTTACAACTACTCCCGGTGCCAACGGTAGGTACCTTTCAAGATTATCAAAATCAGTTGTACGTTGCAGGAAAACCAACTTTGATGTTGGATTCACTGTTGGAGCAACAATGTTTTGGAAATAATCAGGATTATCAGGAATATTATCGTTATCAAAATCGCCGAAACTCACTTGTACTCTAAAATCATCAACAAATCCATCTGCTTCAACTGGTTGCCCAATAATGTCGAGAATCTGATCAAGGTTAAGTGGAACACTGGTATCAGGCGCATTGTTTATTTTCAGCACATTTACATAATCATTGATGGTTTTTCCAGTTTTAGGATCGTACACTTCTTGACTTCCGTCCCAGAAAAATCTATTCTGTAACACGCTGCCAAAATATCTAGCAAGATTGCGACTGGTTACAGTGTAGGTAACACCGTCTGTTTCGAATCTAACTAGCCAACTGTTATCTAAACCAGCACCTGAGGTATCTTGTGCATAGGCTAAACTAAATGTATTAGCTGAATCTAAATTGGTGGATGAAATCAAGTACCAAGTACTGGTTAAGTTGTTGTAGCCTAATCCAAACTCGCGATATAACTGTACTTGTGTATTAATATTTTGTTCTAATGTGCTTGGCAAATCTGTGACCAACTGAGGGATCACCTGTGTAGCAATCGCTCCAGTAGGCACATTTTGGTTAATGCTTACTGGACCTGTTCCGTTTGCAAAATTGCCACTGCCAAAGTTTGTACCGTCAAGCGTTAGGGCTGAAATTGTTACCCACAGTGTATCTGTAGCATTTGGATGATTTGCACTGCCTGCCATTAGACGGTTGTTTTGATCGGTCATAAAATGATAACCAGTTGGTGCTGTGAACTTTACCAAACTGTTTACCACAATATACTTTTTATTATCACTGGTAGTAGACCCAACCGGTGCAGGAGAACCATTACTAATGAATCTAAAATATCCTGTTGTTTGATTGGTGCTTGTTGTGCTTTGTACCCAATCAATACCCAACACTGTGAGGTCCGGACGGTTAAAGTTATTATAGTAAAACTCTAACATTCCCCTACTCTTTAGCACAGGTTCTAACTGATTTATAATCACATTGTTTATGTCATTTACATCTAAGAATGTAAATGTAAAGTTTGGTAGCTCGTCTTTTTCATACAACAAACCATCATCTGCAAAGATATTTGTGCTTGAATACTTGCCTGTAATATCTACTAGGTCTAAATAACGGCTTGTACCTATACTACTTCTGTTAATTGCTTTACTTTTAATAATTGTACCGAACAGGCTGTAAGGAAGATTGTTGTAGTCTTCACCATTTACCATCCGGTTTTGTGTGTAGAATTTTGCAGGAGCCCGTCCTTTGATATCAGCTATACCTTCTCTGTTTGTAGCATTGCTGACTGGCTGTGCTAAAGCACATGTAAATGTAATTGTTTCTTGTCTTCCAGCCCTGCTGGTGTAAGTCAATGATAATTGAACATTTTGCATATCTTCAGGATTAATAATGTAACGCAATCCGTTACTAGCCCGTACATAGGTTCTAAAATTTCCAACTGGAATTTCACTGAAAACACCATCACCAAAATTCAATGCAATCTGATCATTGCCACGACTGGTTACGCTGAAATACTGTCTTGCATCAGCAGCAGTTTGTTCAACTGCTCCAGCAAAGATGTTGTCAACTTGGGTCCACTCTTGTTCTATGGCTCCAGTTGAATCCAATTCATACAACCACACGTCGTTGTTGTTAATACCTTCTATGTTAATATCTACCTCACGATTACTAACACGTTCTGCTAGATTAAAGTCTAAGTTTTGTAGACTACCTTGTTTAAAGTAAAAGAAAAATCCAGTGTTTGGACTTGCAAACCCTGCACGATCATTTCTATACAAAATATTAAACAATCCATTTGGGCGTGGAGCAGGTTCATAAACATAGTTGGTGTTTTGTGTACTTGCACTCACTGCTTCAAATGACATATCAACACCATTGACTGTGGTACTGTAAGGAATAACTGGTAAAAATCCTGGAATCAAATTCACTGTGTATTCGTCAGTTTGAATGCCGAGTATGTCTTGGCTAGAACCTGGTTTGCCAATTCTTTGACTGCTTGTAAGAGCAGCATTCAAAACCACGGTTAGTTGTTCAAACCAGTTTGGATTTGTTGCGTCGTTCCAGTTGATGGTAACATTGCTTAAATTGTTACCATTATAATCACTTACATTTTCTGTGGTAAGAACACTGGTAACTTTGATGTATCCGCTGGCTTCGGTGTTACGTTTTGGTGTGTACCCTACTAATTCAGCTAGACGGATAACACTGTCTCTACGTTCAGCTGTGTCGAGGAAATTTTCACGAGTGTTTAAATCGTTACGGAAGCTAAGTGCCTGGCCCATAAAAGCCATAACATCAAGGAGTGCAATAAATTCAGAACTTTCAGTGTAGTCGTTGAAACTTTCTGGATAATACAAACGAATATAATCAATGAAACTTTTTCTTAAGGTTTCAAAATCATAACTTTGAAGATCAGCTTCTCTATAAGTCTGATAGATGCGTCTCCAATCTTCAACACCAAAAATTGCTGTTTGTCTAGTTGTCTTTGCCATAGTACCTTCCGTGAAGTATTTATGGCCTTAATTATATGGGTAGTTTATACAAAGGAGGCTCTATTGCTTTCTGGATTAAAAAACACTGCCAAACGTTCTGCTTCTGTGCTTCCAACCACACGCAATGCCATTTCGACAACTATTCCGTTGTCTTGTGTATACACAGTAAGATCGGTAATGCTCACACGTGGATCAAGGCCTACCACTCGGCGCATTTCTGCTTCAATTTGACGTACAGTTTCTGTGCTTTGGTTGTCAAAAATAAAGTTCCAAACACTTGTACCAACCATTGGACGCCCAGGAACTTCACCTTGCCTGATGCTAAGGCTATTAAGCACATCTCTTTTAATCAAATCAAAGTCCACCAGTGTGTATCTTTTGTATTGATTTATTGTGTTGAATCCTACGAAAGTTGGCATAGTGTATTTAACCTCTTCTTGCTGCCTCTAGTTGCGCCTGTAGTGCATCGCGTTTTTTAACAAGTGTTTTGTATGCGTCACTACGCAAAAAGTCTACAAACTTTTTACCTGGGTTAGTATTAAGGTAGGCTTCTTTGGCTGCCGGTATTTCAACCTTTGTAACATTGTTAATCTGACGTTCAAGTTCAGCGGTTCGTGCATTACTAACTCTTGGCGCACTGGTTCTAGTGTATGTAGGTCCTAGAGTTTTTGTTGTGTTAATTGTAGTAGTAACAGCCTCATCCACTTCTTTTCGTATTGTTTTGGTTCCAGTAGGTGTTGCAACATTGTATCCTTGAATACTTTCGCTGATTTTTTGATCAACTAATTGTACGCTGTAGGTTCCGCCGGCCATGGCTTTATCCATACTGGATTTAGTCTCAACTGGTACCTCATTTTTAAGATAACTCTTAAATGTTTTAGCGTCAGTTAAACTTGTTGCTGATACAACGCTTGCAAGATCTTCAGGTGATTCAGCACCGGTAACAACTCCTTCGGCTCGTAAGTCATCTAAACTGCTCTTAAACAATGCTGTTTTGGTTTCATCTTGCAAGCCTTCGTCAGTTAAGAATAAACTCACGTTTGTTACGCCGTCCTTTCCAGACCAAACATCTGGACTACTTAGAACTGTGCTTAAATTAGCACTCGAACCTTTTATGTAAAAGTCTTCTGTGCCTGGTTTTAGATATCCTGCCTTTTCTAAATTACCTGCTGAAAATCCATAGGTGCCTACACCTATATCATCGCTTATTACATTTGCAGCCTGTGGAACCTCTGCTTTTGCTTGTGCGAGCATGCCAGTCACCTGTTCGGGAGCAATACTACCTACGCCTGATTCAGATTTTTTCTGTGTTTCGTATTGTGATGCATCAATGGCATTGAACTCTTTGTCTTTGGATTGATTGATAGCCTCAGTAACTTCTGGTTGTGTAGGAGCCGTATCTGTGGTATTTGTAATGTTAGTAACAGTGGCTGTGCCACCTCCATGTAACGGATATGGTTCGTGTGTTGGGGCACGGGTTGCCACAGTGTCAATCTTACTCTGCTCAACAGTCCAACCACTGGTTGTGTCAAAAACAACGTCAGGTAATTTCTGTCTTGGAATCTTAGCTGGTTTTGCAACACTGGATGCACTACCGCTGTTTAAACTGATACATCCAGCTTTCACGTTCACGGCACTGCCGCCATTCCAACTGCCTGTTTTTGAATTTTGTAAAGCAAGACTACCATCACTTTTTACCCCTACATATTTTTCACTGTAGGCTGTTAATGTATTCTTGCCTGATAATTGTAAAGCCGCAGTTTCCAAGTTGAGCGTAAACTCGCTGTATAGATTCATTGTACTACCGCTATTCATATTAATACTAGCATCGGCATGTAGGTTAATATCTCCTTGACTGCGTATATTCACACTATTTGTAGCAAATAAATCAATAGTGCCTTCCTGACCCAATTCTACCCAACTTTGTCCATTTGCATGAATAATATGCAAACTGTCCCCACTGTCGGTTAAAATTATCTGATGTCCTTTTGCTGTTCGAATGCGTACATGTTGATCGTTGCCGTTGATATCACCGTCGTCCATAATGAAACTGTGACCGCCTCTGCGACCTATCACCTTCATTGATTGAAGTGGTACGCTACCAGGATTGTTAGCATCCTGATTTAACCTTGCGGTAATTTCTACATCGCTATAGCCACCACTGTAAATTGGGCGTCCAGGGGTGCTTACGCCATAAACTGTACTTGGGCTTTCTCTATAACTGTTGCTACCAATGGTACCACGCACGTTGTCTGATACCAGACCTTGCTGGACTAAAACTCCAGCAAGGTAGTTGTGAACTGGATAAGGAACGCGGGGCCAATTTGGAGCTTCTGATATAGCAGGATTTTCATCATTGTACTCTACAACTGGTAGTTGAGTGCTATTAGCAAAATATCCAGGCTGTTGCCCTGCTTCTAAAACATAATTGCTGGTGCTACCAATTGCTGGAACCATATGGTGCGGTTCATTACCAGTGACAACACTACCAAGATAATAACCTTGGTTTGGATCGCCATTGGCAAAAAAACAAATTACCCGAGTGCCAATATCAGGCGGAGTATACCACATACCATAACTGTGTTTGTTTTGCAAAAAACTTCCTGAGCCAGTGTCGGGACTGTCAGGATCAGTAGCACCATAGAATGGACTAATGTAACTCATTGGTTTCCAGAAGTCAGGATTGTTTTCGTCAGGACCACTTAAGAATTCAATGTATACTTCTATTTTTCCACTGCGTGTGCTGTCAACGTTATTTTTAACAATTCCAATAAAAGGACCGCTCTCAGCCGGTACACCTCCTGCTCCGGTAGTGTACGCTTTACTGGTTCCTCTACTGCGTTGTACGTTTTCTGCCATTTACCCTATTCCTTTTCCATAACCACCCACTCCACCAAAGACAGCTTCAGTTCCTGCATCATCACTAATCACAGTGCTGCCAGGCTTGGGTTGTACCGCTTGCTCGCCTACAAATTTAGTCAAATCTCTCTCACTGCCGTAAACTCTTACGGTCTGGCCTCCAATTTCAGTGTCCCTAAATGGTAATCGCTTGTCAACGTTGAAATTTTTTGTACCCGTGGGTGTGAGCTGAATGCTGCGATTAGGTTGCGAGACACTCTTGGGTGTGTTTCCTGTTGTACTGGTTGGCCACTGCTCTAATCCATCCGCTTCCTGTTGTGCGGCAATATCAGCCACGCTGGTATCATAAACTGATCCAACGGTAATGTTTTCGTCAGCTTTGGCATTACCGCGATTGATACCTTTGGTTGGTCCTCCAGTGGCACCTTCAAACTCTCGTATGGTTCCGTGCAATGTTTGGGTAAATGCACCTTTGCTAAAATTTGATTCTACCCTGTTTGCTGCAAATACCAAACTTTCTTGGGCAACGTTGGTTTCGCCTACAAGATTTTTTACAGTGTTATTTTCGTAAACTGGCGACAACCCAGTGGTCATGTCATAATCTTGAACTGGATTGAAACGTATTTCATATAAAACTTCACTGCCGTCATAGTTTACACTGCCGTCATCCATAAACGGACCAAGGTTAATTTTTTCATTGTAAAGCACTTCTGTTTGTTGCACCCAATCAGGATCACCTACAATGGTTATCTTGTTGTTGGCCACATCAGCATAGTAGTACAATCTATCACTAAGATTAGCAGCTGGAATACTGCTTCCTTTGGTACCACCTTGTTGACTGGCATTTGGGGCACCATAACTATTTTTTACTGGCCATCTACCCTGTGGGCTGTCGTCGACACTTCCGTCGTTTCCAATGGTTACTAGGAAATTGCTGTTTACATCAATCTCAAAATCTAATACTTCTGTATTTTCTCCAGTGAACCAATAAGGGTACAACTTGTGTGTTCCACGGTATGCACTAGGTGGATAATAAGGACTACGGGGAGTGTTAATTTGATACGCACTGATGGTGTACTTGATCCTGTATGCGTAGTCTCTGCGCTTGTTATCGTATGCTATGGGTGTACACTGCGTTCTGATTCTGTACCACTGGACTGTTTGCACCTTACTCTGCTGTGCTTTAATTTTGCCTGTTTTTTCATCAAATATGACATTTTGTTGGCTGGTAATATATGAACTGCTACGCATTACCAGATCAATCAACTGTACAATCTGTTGTCCTGCAGGAACACTATAAGTTCTTGTGGCTTTGTCATAGTTTAACTTACTGCCAAGATACTGTTGCGCACTGCTTTTACTGTTTTTATTTGCTGCTTGTTTTTTATCAGCACCACCAGGTTTCTGCAACTTTGCATCTTTGAGCCCTGGAAGTTCTTGCAATTCAATTTCATAAATGTCTGCAACTTCGTATGTGCCCTGATTTACCAACCGTTGTTGATGCTCATTTAATGCTTCGCACAAACCTTGTGTCACTGTTTCGCCAGCAAGCCCATTTGGTTTGCTGGTTGGAGCCGCATTTCCTTCTAAATCGCCAAAATCGCCTTCATCAAATTCATTTAATGCAGTTGCAAAAGTTCCATTTAACAAGGTTTGCACATCTGGCGCCACCAGTTGCAAATTAAATGGAATACTTCCACGTGCTGTGCTTAAAGCAATTTGAGTTTGAGGAATGGTTGCTTCTACACGATATTCAACATTTTGATTGCGTATTTTATAGGTAATGTTTGCAATTTGGAATGGAATAAACTTTTCAGCAACTGCATTTTGATCTGTGGTGGTGGCATTTTTAAAAATTTGATCTGCTGTAACACGATTACCTGCTTCATCGTATCCATACCAGCGGATAACCATCAGATAGTTTTGTGCTAGTTCGCTGGTTGTTGCGGCTGTTAAACCTGTGTGTTCTATACAAGCATTGTTTAATCTATTCAGGAATGTAATGCCATTCGGTTCAACTACGGTAAAATTCATTAACACACTGTTGTGTGCGCTTCCAACTTCTTGTGTTCCAACAATACTGGTAATGTTCAGGTCTTCTATATAGAAATCCAAATCAAACCATGTGTTACGCTCACCCAGTGGTGCTCCTCCAGTTTGAATTATCAACTGCTTGCTGGGTAATTTTTTGTCCTGACTGATTATGAGATCCACAAATTCTCTACGGTCTAGCAAATAGATGCTGATAGTGTAAGTCATGTTGGTTAACCCATTCAGCATGTTAGGTGTGGGTTCAATTTGTTGTAAAAACTCAGCAGACACTGGTGGACGGCCATCATCTACTCCTGATGAAGTAGCTGTTGTTTCTCTTGGAATATCATACGCATCATCTGTGTTGCTTGCACCACCCGGGTTGGTTTGTTTCTGGGTAATTAATCCGCCCCCTCCTGGTCCAAAATCATTTGCAGGATCAGCAAACTCATAATCATTTGCGTTACTTCCATTTGGTGTAACTGGTATTTGTGGTGCTACTGGTGGATTTTGCACAGAAGCATTTTCTTCTTGTGCCGCTGCTTCCTCTTCTACTTCCTGTCCAGCACTGTTTCTTGGTTGTGTTTCAAGTAGATCACGATTTTGATCATTTTGTCTTGCCTGTCTTATTAGGCTGCGCAATTCAGTATCAAGATTGTTTAAATTATCTCGTATTTCTCCAGCAAGGTTGTACAGAGCTTCAATTTCATTTTGACTTGCATCATTAATACCAGGAATAACCACATCTTGAAGAGTGCGTATTAATGATAGCTGTGCTCCTATGCTACCAAGTAGTCTGGCAACTCTGGGTGCAATTTCCTGTACACCAGCACCATTATCCACATCTTGTTTTATTTCAGATACTCGTAGAAGAAACGTTCGATAATTTTGCTGTACTAAATTTACATCATTTGCCGCGCTGGAATAGCTAGCCATGTTAGAATCCTAGCACTGATTTCAGTGTACTCTTTTTTGGCAGGTAAATTGTGGTACCAGTTGTGAAGTCATTTAATGGGTTAACCAATGTATTTGGATTGCGTTGAGCAAATACCCACCACAGGGTGGCATCTTCGTAAAGGTCATATGCCAGCAAGTCTGGACGAAGATTATAGGTTACTGTGATTGTATATTCTAAGTCGTCCACTAGTTTTGGAATACTTCTATTGACCATTAAACTAAGATACTGGTCGTTACGAACAGGTGTATCAAAGTACTGACTAGTAGGTTTGTATTGTACTGCCATTACCAAAATCCTCTTTTAAGTAGGTCGCCATTTGCATATTTTTGCAGACTGAATACCTGGCTAACCTCCCTGCGGCTTTGTACTGGAAGCAACAGGATGTTCATTGACATCTTGGTTGGCACATAGGTTGGCTCATTCTGCCCAAGATTTGGACCGCTAGGTGTTGTATTCATTGGATCAGCACCAGTTGGTAGCCCATTTATAAGTGCCCTAATCCGACTACTCGGAAGGGTTGAATTATTGGTGTTTAGATTTTGCCTAAACTGCAATGTTCCGGCCTGTCCATTTATCTGTGTTGCATTGGCCCTGATGTAGTTAACATCAGCAGGTAAATTATAGTTAAACTGTGTGATTACCACTGGATGTTCATTGAACTGATACTCACCAAACCCGCTTAGGAATAAAACCGGAGGTGGGCTTCCCCTGTCAGCATCCTGTCCGTAAAACATCTTGCTTGCTGCTTTTAGGAATGTGATTACAGCAAGCATATAGTTTGCTTCTGCGGTATCCTGCGCGGTAAATTCTGCATCTAAGTTTATCTCACCAACATGGCTACCTTGATACCAGTAGTGCTTATAGTTGCTGTGCGTTGGCTCATAAGGTGTGTACCTTGCCTGATAAGAAGTATTGATTCTTGGAGTGTAAGGGAATATCACGCCGTCGCTTACACGCAACGGTGCCATCAAACTGTTGCCTGGATCGTTGTAAAAATACGGAGCGTTTGGTGCGAGCTGTAACCTAACACGCCAATCTCCCTTGCCAATGCTTGGTTCCCTAGTTGCACGAATAGCCGCTTGGCTTTTTAATCTCTCTAGTGCGGCACTATTAATCTGAGGAACATCAGGCTCAACTGGAAAACCTACTTCGTCTTCGTCATCTTGGCCGTAAGTGTTGTCAATGTCTTGGGGGAGTCTTACAACTCCAAATGATTCTTCTGCAAAAGGATCGCCTCCTGGGTAACCTTCGTCATCAGTTGGCGTAGGCTCGGGATTCTGTAGATCTCTTTCTTCTTGTGAAAGTTCGTCAATATCGTTCACAATAGGATCTGTTGCCAACACAGGCTCTGGATTTAAATTCTCTCTAATAGGAACAATGGTTTCTTCAGTGACGTTAACGTCAGCACCGCCGGCAAATGAAGCATTAGGATCTTCAACAGGCTCAGGCGAAGCGTTTTCTGCACGAGCTTCTTCGATAAGTCTATTTCGCTGATCTCTTAGAGCGTCTATTTGTGTTTGTACTTGCAATCTTTCTTGTGTAGGCAATGCTTCAAGACTATTGAGAGCATTTTCTGTTGCATCCAATTGAGAAATAGTTGTTTGTCTAGCTGCTGGGCTTGCTGTATAACTTGGTGTTATTTGTGGTTCGATAATTGGATCAGGCTCATCTAAGAATGCTGTTAGTTGTTCTTCAAACGATGGGGGTAATGGTTCTGCTGTTTCAGCAAAATTAGCAGGAATGCCGTAATCTTCTGCAACAAATCCTTCTAATTGACTGGCTACAGGACTTACAGCAGGATTGACGCTGTTAGCAGGAGCGGTTCCAGCGGCGGCTTGTTGTACTCTGGCGAGATCGTTTTGAGCTGCTATAAGTTGACGGGTCGCTTGTCGTTGTAACTCTATTCCACTAGCCGTTGTTGTTGTTTCTGCGCCACGAGTAGATCGTACATCAGCGAGTAGTGCTTGTGCTCTGGCTACGGCTTCTTGTGCTTTTGCTATATCAGCTTGGGACATTTGGTTCTCCTACTTATTATTTATGGCAAGCAAAAACGGCTAAGTTAATGATTGACAACCCCGCTCAGACCTGTATAATAAGTACAGTCCTACGGAGATTTCAATGGCTATCAAGCAACCAAAAAAAGTAAATTATCTTAATAACCGTGACATTTTGAAAGAAATTCACCGCAGTAAAAACACCTACTGTTCCTATCTTGATCGAGAAACTGATCATCAATACGATATTATCCTACCCAGTGTGGATAAGATCAATCAACGCACTGTAGCGGAAGCAAGACGAAATCGCGCAGATCGTATCAAACGTGAAACAGGTGAAATTTTAGATCCTAAGAAGGATATAGCAAACACTGATCTTGTGTTCCGTATTACCTGTTGGGAACACATACCCAAGGTACCAAAAAAACTCACAAAAGCTCAGGAAAAGAAAAAATCAAAACTTGAAGAACTACTAGAAATGGATGATGTAGACTATGAAGATGATGGTTTACAAGAACTAATGGAAGATGTCAAGCAGGATCTCAACTATGTTAAACTGCCATTTCCTCCATTCTACCATTATCGAATCGATGAAAACAAACAGCCATACCTAGTGGGCAAAAGTCACTGGAAAGGAGACTTAGACAGTGGCGAGTTTCGCAAGGATCATGGCATGATGACTCCAAAACTAGCGCACATGTTTATCAAGCTGTGCGAGCGTTATGCCACACGAAGCAACTGGCGTGGCTACACCTACAACGAAGAAATGCGTGGACAAGCACTGCTACAACTATCACAGATTGGATTGCAGTTTGATGAATCAAAATCACAAAACCCATTTGCATACTACACAGCGGCTATTACCAACAGTTTTACAAGGGTGTTAAATATTGAAAAGAAAATGCAGAACATCCGTGATGACATCTTGGAACAAAATGGTTTGAATCCAAGTTATACTAGACAATTTAAAAACAGTCGCGAAGCAAAGGTACTTGCAGAGTACGAAGCTAACGGCCTTGGCGAAGAATAAAATATGAGCAAACTATTTGATCGTGCCATAGTGTTCACGGACATTCACTTTGGGCTGAAAAGCAACAGCCTTCTACATAATCAGGACTGTGAAAAATTTGTAGAGTGGATCATTGAAACAGCAAAAGAACGAAATATCTCGACTGGACTATTTCTTGGTGATTGGCATCATCATAGAGCTAGTATTAACCTTCATACTCTTGATTATTCATTGAGAGCATTAGAACGACTCAATGCGGCTTTTGATCAGTTCTACTTTATTCCAGGCAATCATGACTTGTACTACAGGGACAAACGTGATATCACAGGAGTAGAGTGGGCCAAACACTTGCCTAACATTCACATCTGCAACGATTGGTTCGAAGACGGCGATGTTGTAATTGCTCCCTGGCTAGTAGGCGATGATCATAAACGCATTCAAAAGATGAGTGCTCAATATATCTTTGGGCACTTTGAACTGCCGCACTTTAAAATGAATGCAATGGTAGAAATGCCAGATCACGGTGAGGTAAAAGCAGAACACTTTGGACAGTACGGCAAGGTGTTCTCAGGACACTTTCACATGCGGCAAACCAAGAACAACATTAACTACATTGGTAATGCTTTCCCTCACAACTTTAGTGACGCAGGAGATGCAGAACGTGGGTGTATGATATTGGATTGGGGTGGCGAGCCAGAATATATTGCCTGGCCTGATCAACCATTGTACAAAGTGTTGGATCTCAGCACAGTGATTGACAATGCCAGCACAATACTCAAACCCAAGATGCATGTGCGTGTAAACTTAGACATTGATATCAGTTATGAAGAAGCAAACTTTATCAAAGAAAAATTTGTAACAGATTACAACCTGCGTGAGATGGCACTGATACCAAACAAACGTGGCGCACTGGAAGACACTGTTAGCGTCGGCGAAATCAAATTTGAAAGTGTGGATCAAATTGTTACTGATCAGATTACACACATTGAAAGTGAATTTTACGATAACAAATTACTGTTAGAGATCTATAGAACATTATAGCATGGACTGGTGTTTTAACAAACAGTTACACGTCGAAGAGATGATTAGATCAGTAGTTGATCCTATTGACATAATAAATTTACCTGACTTTGATTTAGACGTAACGTTATTATATGAAAAACTGAGTCAATCAGCAGATAAAGTGTTTGCAGACAACCAGAGATTGATCATCTGCCATCACGACACAGACTATTATCCAAGTATGTCAACCTGCGGTAACACCATTTATAATCTTATAACAATAATTGCTTACCTAGATATTAGTTCCGATCATACAGTAATACTTGCAAATGATTATAGTGGTCTGCTACAAAAAAATGTTGACAAACTTTGCGCTATACACAATATAAACACTATTCGTGTAATACCATTTTCTTTATGGTATGACTACCCAGTTGTGAATAATAGGCCTTTTACAAAAAGGTATCCTCCACGACACCTATATAGTTTTCTAGCAGGTGTTCCGCGGAGCCACAAACAAACCATGCTGTGTGCGTTAGCAGAAAATAATTTACTCAACAAAGGAATGATTTCTTTTCAACCGTCACATCCGCATCTATCCAAAAAAACATTCCAGCCTAATAATAGATACAAAGAAAATGTGTTGCCTAACATAAATTTGCGAACAACTATACCACATACAAGCAGAAACAATGAAAATTTAAACGTATCGCAAAAAAGTAAATTATTACACATCAAATATCACAAACTTTTACAATCCACAATCGTACACCAAGAGATAGAAGGTACCCCAGTTGGCAGCCATACTTTACAACAACAAGATTTTTTACAGAAGGCTTTAATTTTTTTAACAACTGAAAGTGTGGGCAACTATCCGCAGATTTTTTATACTGAAAAGACATGGAAATCTTTTTCAAATAGTTGTGCCTTGATGTTACTAGCAAGTAAAGGCAGTATTAAAAACCTAAACAACTTGGGATTTGAAACATTTCATTCAGTTTGGGACGAAAGCTATGATACAAAAGTTGATTGCTTGAATCGTGCGCAGTTGATATGTCAACAACTAATGGATTTGTCAAAATATTACTTTGATGACCTTGCCCATCAGTGTATGCCAATATTTGAACACAACTACTACCACTTACAAACTTTTGCGGATAAACAGTTGAATGCATTACGTGAACAACTATAACCAAAAAGTTTGTTTTTTTAAAAGAGAACTGTTACACTAATATCTTATGATTCATATAAAAGACCTAACGGTTAAAAACTTTATGAGTGTGGGTAACGCTACACAGGCCATTAACTTTGACAGGCAAGACCTTACACTGGTGCTAGGCGAAAATCTAGACTTAGGTGGTGATGGTAGTCGTAACGGCACAGGTAAAACCACAATCATCAATGCATTAAGTTACGCATTGTACGGCAGTGCATTAACCAACATCCGCAAGGATAACTTGATAAACAAAACCAACGGCAAAAACATGTTGGTAAGTTTAGAGTTTGCAGTTAATGGTCAAGAATATCGCGTGGAGCGTGGACGCAAACCAAACTTGCTCAAGTTCTTTGTGAACAATCAAGAACAAGAAGCAACAGACAACGCTCAGGGCGACAGCAGGCAAACACAAGCAGAGATTGAACGTATATTGGGTCTCAGCCACGACATGTTCAAGCATGTGCTGGCGCTGAACACATATACGGAACCGTTCTTGAGCATGCGAAGCAATGATCAACGTGCAATCATTGAAGAACTGCTGGGCATTACACTGCTTTCGGAACGTGCTGACGCAATCAAAGAACGTATAAAAGAAACCAAAGATGCGCAAAAAGAAGAAGAAATGCGCATCAAAGCGGTGCAAGAAGCAAACAAACGCATTGAGGATCAAATTGCAAGTTTGGAAAAACGCAGAAGTCTTTGGGAACGTAAGAAAACAGAAGACGTAGAAGAGTTAACCACTGCTATTGACAGCCTGAGCCATGTAAACATTGATGAAGAGATCGCCGCACACAGGGCGTTAGACACATTCTACGACACCAAAAAAGCCATTGAAGATGCGTACAAATGGATACGCAACATTGATCAGGACAATGTAAAACTAGAAAAATTACAAGCAAAACTGGAAAAAGAAATTGAAGATTTAGAAAGTCACAAGTGTTATGCATGCGGACAAGAACTGCACGATAACAAACATGAAGAAATACTAGCAAGTAAACGTGAAACATTGCAAGAAACAGCATTGCAAATACTAGCCAACCAAACACAAGAACAAGAACACAGAGATACTCTTGCTGAACTTGGCGAACTAGATACAGCACCTACAGTGTTTTACGATACAGTAGAACAAGCATATGAACACCAAAATACACTTAGTGGACTACAACAACAACTAGAAAATCGCAATGCTGAAACAGATCCTTACAGTGAGCAGATTGACGAAATGAAACAACAAGCCCTTCAGTCTGTAAACTATGATACTATAAATGAACTAACAAGACTGCAAGAGCATCAAGACTTCTTGTACAAACTTCTTACAAACAAAGACAGTTTTGTGCGTAAACGTATCATCGATCAAAATCTCAGTTACTTAAATAACAGACTTACACACTACCTTGACCGTATTGGCTTGCCACACCAGGTTATATTCCAAAATGATCTCAGTGTTGAAATTACTGAGCTAGGAAGAGACTTAGACTTTGATAACTTGAGTCGAGGTGAGCGTAACAGACTTATTCTTAGTATGAGTTGGTCGTTCCGTGATGTTTGGGAGAGCTTGTACAAACCAATTAATTTGTTGTTCATTGACGAACTAGTTGACTCAGGCATGGATACATCAGGTGTTGAAAACGCACTTGGTTTACTCAAGCATATGGCACGTGAGCGACACAAGAGTGTGTGGCTAGTGTCACACAAAGACGAGCTTGCTGGGCGTGTAGGCAATATCTTAAAGGTGATCAAAGAAAACGGATTCACTAATTATAATACTGATATTGACCTGGTATAAGTACACACCCAGAGGAGCACTATGGATTGGACTTATAATGGTAAGGTAGTAGATGAACTACCCAAAGACTGCGAAGGATTTGTTTACCTTATTACCAATCTAACAAACAACCGCAAGTATGTGGGCAAGAAGCTGGCCAAGTTTAAAAAGACACGGCCACCTCTTAAAGGCAGAAAAAACAGGCGTAGAGAAAAAGTAGAAAGTGATTGGCAGGATTACTGGGGTAGTTCAGACAATCTAAAGGCAGACGTAGAAAAATTAGGCGCAGACAATTTCAGACGAGAGATCCTGCACTTTTGTAACAGTAGAGGCTTGATGAGTTATCTGGAAGCAAAAGAGCAGTTCGACAGACGAGTTCTAGAAACAGACGAATACTATAATGGCATTATAAACGTTCGTGTAGGCAGTAGTAAAATTCTCCAAGAAGGCTTGAAAAAGCTAGACAAACTTTAAACAGCACACAAGGTTAGCGGGCCGGATACACAATACCGCTGTGGAAAAACTGACGAAAACGTAATCAGACACGCAACACGCTGAGCGAAAGCCCATAGGCTGTAGGTTGGCGTAGAACTATTTGCTGTGGTTCGAAAACACATATACTCCTAAAAACCGTTGTACTAGGAACGAGGCAACGGGTAGCGCAAGCGATATCGACGCAGGTAGGGAAAGGTCAGAGCCCATGGAGTAGTGTATAAACAAAAACACCTGCTTCCAAGGTCTAGGCTGGGGCATACTCACAGGAAGTACCAAGAAGATGGAACCTTTGTAACAGGTTCCGTCTGACTGAAACGATCTACAGGAAGCACTAACTCACTTCGTTCGTAAAAGTTCTCTAAATAAAAAAATTGATGAGCGTAAGCGAATCAATAGATGTCTTTAGACATCTTCTAGTTGATCAGGATAATCTCTGTAAAGAAAGTGTTGAATGGTTTCAACATCTACCAGTTGATTGAATGCAACATGATCCTCTTCGATATTTTCTTCGTTGCGAATGATTGAGGTCATAGCATCGTCTAGTTGCTGTAGATTACGGAAGTCCATCATAATGTGCCACTCTGGCATATCCATGCTACGAAATCCTAGTTTCATACGAGTAAGTCTGTAGGATTCCATGCGTCCCATTGAAACCATGTGATCTAAAAATACTCGCATTTTTATTGCAAAATCTTTTGCGTGTACATCTTCGTTATGGTCTGCGTATACGTGATAAATGTCCATTATGTTCTCGGTCCTAGTATTTCAAATCCGTCAATCTGACGTTTGTATTCATCTGCACCACCAAGATACAGATATTCAAATCCTTGCTGTTTATAGTAAGCACACTCGTTGCGTAAACTTGCTATACCTAAGTGTAGTTCGGGATTAGCATAGTCCCATGCAAACTGTATTGCTTCGGCGTTTTTATTATTGTATCTATGTATTAGACTGAATGCAACTATTTTGTTTTTGTGAAAATAGCCTATCACATCGTTGTTATCGTTCGTGTATTCTTCAGGAAAGATGGGCATAACACTAGCAAACTTCTTGTGTACACAGTAGGTATTGTATATGTTTTCCAGTACATCTACATCAGGAAAACGCAATACTTCCCAGTTTTGCATTACGCTATAGTTTGTTTTAGCTAGATCAATCCTTGCGTAGGTCATGTCGAGGATCTTCCCTGTGCTTGAATAAGTCATCTAGGTATTCGTCTGGCCAGTCATCGTAAAATCCTTGCTCAGCCATTGCCCTGCTTCTAGCATTTAAGTCACTTAGACTTTGTACCAGTGCTAGTGTGTATTCGCCTTGGTTAAACTGTACATCATTGACTATTTCAAGATCGTCAGGATGATCGTCTAGTGCTATAAGATCAACAGGGATAAGGAATCCGAGATTTACTTCCTCAATCAATTGCTGAAATTCTGCAGGGGTGTAAAAATCACTCGGATAAGCGTATATTACTACTTCTTTATCTCCAAGCCCTTTACGGCCAATTTCCATCATGTCGGCGTATGCTTCTGTGCCCATCCTGACTTCGTAACTTTCTTTTACCCGGGCACTTCTAGCAAAAGGACAAGGACTGCGTCCGCCTAGATTTGGATGCCCAACTTCTAAAAAGTTTTCAATCCAGTTTGCAATGTCTGCTTGTACGTCTTCAAGTTTCATTAGAAGTATGGTAGCCCTGATTCTTTTGTGGTTTCTATGTTGCCTTTAATTATCTCGCCAATGATAGTTCTCTCCTGATAGCTGAGATTCATGCCTTCTTCGTAAGTGAGCCCGCCTCGCATGTGCCAACACATTCTCAGGACATCAGTTTTAATATCTTTTATTTCTTGATCTTGGCGCTCAACCAACTTTTCAATGTCGTCAGAATTTGAGGTTAAGAGCCTGATTCGAAAAAATTTGCATTGTCCAATGTAAATGGAGTTTCATATGTCTGGTTACAACTGTTGCACTGTGCTGTAACTGGTTTTAGTGTTGCTTGATCTCTCATGGCCTGTACCTTGTCGCGCACAGCCGCATAGATTTTTTTGTCAGCATTTTGTAGAAAGTCTTTGATATGATCTTTGTTGTCAACTATATCATCACCTGCTTTGATCATGCTGATGCTATCACCTAGTGCGTTCATTGTTAGTTTTGCTAGTTTATACAACGCCCCTTGGAGGATTTCCATTTTTTGTGCTTCCGGCATTTCTGCCTCTACCAAACTCTGTAGAATTTTTTGATCTTCAAACTGTTCTAAACTGTTTTCAGTCATGCTACGATAGCTTAGTGGTTGAAAGTAAATTTCTAAATCGCCAAACTGCACTGTGGTGTCATAGTCTGGCATTTTTATTTGCTCTAATACCACCCGTAGGTCTAGCGCAAATTGATTTGCTTCATTGCAATGAGTGCATTTGCTTTCAAAATCCATCTCGTGACCGTAACTGGCCATGCGTATGCCTACTAGAATAGTGTCAAGATCCACGCTGGGCACTTGCCATGCATCTTTGATATGTGGAATACAACTTTGAATAACGCTTACAACCGATTGCCCGTTGAACAATCCATCAGCAGTGCGATTGGTTATTTCGTCCATAGCGGTCATTGGATACACAGATAGTTCACGATTTGGTGTCATTTCGATACTGCCTTGCGGCCAATATCTGCCTTCGCTGGGCAGTTTGATATAAATTGCTGGTTGCCTAAAGTATTTCTGCAACGGATTAGGGTTTGTCATGGGTTATTTTCCTACCATAAATATTGTATTACTTATATAGGCGTAGAGAATGGATGAAGATAAAATACGAGCCTTTGAAGACGCACTAGACGATTTGTCTCGTGGTACTTTTGATGCTGCTCAAACTCTAAATGATCTTGCAAATGCCGGCGGTAAAAACCTTACCTATCTAGAAAAATCTGAAAAAGCATGGAATGATTATTTTAGAGATCGTCCTCTTGCCAGGATGGCCAAAGACACAGCAAAGTTTACCGGTCAACTTGGAAAAGCCTTTATTGAAAGTGGCATGGCCGCCCGTGAAAATAGAGAAAGTTTTGACGCACTAAAGCCTGTAATTAATGCTGTTAGTGCAGTTTTCAAAGCAATCCCAATTGCTGGTTCAGGACTAAGTGAAGCATTTTCTGGTGTAGCCAACTTTGTAGTTGATGAAGTAAACAAAACTGTAACCGCATATCAAACATTGGGTAATGTTGGTGCTACCACAGCTGGTGGCATGAGCGCCATGCGTGACCAAGCTATACAAGCAGGTCTCAGTTTTCAACAGTTCAGTGAAATAACAAAAAACAACTCAGAAAGTTTAGCATTTTTTGGTGGTAGTACTGCACGAGGCATGCAGGAACTAGCTCGTGTTACTGAAGCAGCTAAGCCACTGCAAACAGAATTCTTGAATCTTGGAATTGGTATTAGCGAGCAAAGCGAAGTCTTTGCTGAATACCTAGGAATGAGTCAGCGATTAGGACGTAATCAGCAGGGCGATTACAATGCCCAGGCAGAAAGTGCTAGACGTTATATCATGCAGTTGGACGAACTGGCCAGGATTACAGGTAAAACTCGCGACGAAGCACAAAAAGATCTTGATGCACAATTAAGCAACACACGTTTCCGTGCCACACTCATGCAAATGGAAGCAGAAGGACGTACAACTGAAGCAGAAAACCTACGCACCTATGTCGCTGGCTTGCCCAAAGACATGCAACAAGGCGCAATGGATTTGGTTGGCGGAGCTGCTACAGAAGCAGGTCGTGCTGTAGAAATTGCACTCGGCGGCGAAGGCTCACAGATATTTGCTGGTCTAAAAAGTGGCGCCATTGATGCTAACGAAGGATTGGCTAGAGCACAGGAAGCAGCACAAGCAACCATTGAACGTGTAGGATTAGAATACTTTGCACGAGCAGGAGGACTTGGAGGTCCGCTGGACAGCACTGCAATTTCACTCATGGATCTTGCTAAAAATACAGCATTAAGCAGAGACGAACTTGCTAAAACTGTTCAAGAACAAAAAGGTGCAAGACAAACGCAAGACGAAGCAACCAAAAAGGTTGTAAAAGCACAACAAAGTATACAGCAGTTTGCTGTTGAAATGGACAAGTTTATTGATAAAAACGTGTTTCCAGCTGCCACTGATGCTGTCAAAGGATTAAGCGGTAGTTTAGCAGACCTAGCAAAATTCATTAACAAGACCATTGGCGGAGGACCAAACCAAGAACCCGGTTGGTGGGATAAAATTACATCATTCTTTAGTGGCGGCAATGCAATGCCCACTGAAGCAGTTGAACTAGATTTTGCTGCTGCCGACGGCGACTATGTGACCAAAGGACAGGTTGGCATAGTCGGAGAACAAGGACCAGAATTATTTGCTCCTAGCCAAAACGGCAACATTATGAACAAAAAGCAGGCGACTGCACTGTATGAATTTCTTTTGAAGCAAGGCGGTATGCCAATGTATAAAGGGTTTGGCCAAATGTTTTTACCCGGCGTTGGTCAGCTCAATCGACAGATGATAGCAGGTGGCCAAGTTGACCAACTGACAGGGTTTGGTGGTGAAGAAATTTTAAAAGCAGCAAAGTATGGTAGCATGGGTAACGTTTTTCAGCAGATCACTGCTGGCGGACAAAAGTACATGCAAGGATACCAGTCGCGTGGAATAGGAGATGAACGGTATCTAACGGCTGGTAGTGGGTGGGCACAAATGAGCGGACCAGGTGGATACTATGACAAAATGATGTCAGGCGTAAGTCCTTTTAAAGGACAATCACTGAAAATGGCTGATCAAGCAAATAATACCTACACCAGTTTAAATGCACCTGCTGCAATGATGGAATTCCAAAAAGAAATGTACGGGGTACTCAGTGAAATTGCAAGCAACACCCGCACAGGGGCTGATACCAGCAAACAAATTCTCCGCGCAACATCTAGTTAACGATAAATACTCTTATGGCAGGTTGGAAAAAATATTTTAGAGTGGCTGATACCTCAGGTGTAATGAGCCCAATATCAGGCGGTGCAAGCCGTGGCAGTTCGGGCGAGTTTGGTTTTAGGAATTATCAGAGCCATTTGCCAGAAGTGTATTCAGGACACCCAAACCGTATTGAACGTTACAATCAATACGAAAACATGGACTGCGATTCAGAAGTAAACGCCTGTCTTGACATTATCTCAGAATTTAGCACACAGAACAGTAACAGTACAAACACACCTTTTGATATTGACTTCATGGAAAATCCTACTGATAGAGAAGTTGAGATTGTTAAAAAACAATTACAACAGTGGGTAAAGTTAAACGAGTTAGACAAGCGTATCTTTAAACTGTTCCGCAATGTGCTCAAGTACGGCGATCAGGTGTTTGTGCGTGATCCAGAAACGTTTGAAATGTACTGGGTTGACATGACCAAAGTCAAGCGTGTAATTGTAAACGAAAACGAAGGCAAACGTCCTGAGCAGTATGTTATCCAGGATATCAACCCTAATTTCCAGAACCTTACGGTAGCCGCAAAAACTACTACAGATTTCCAAGTTAATCCTCCTGCAGGTGGACAAGCCAGCAACTTTAACTACACAGCACCAAGCGCACAAGGCGAAGGCGGTGCTAGCAGATTTACACACACAATCAATGAAACTGTAATTGATGCAGAACATGTGGTACACCTAAGCCTTAACGAAGGACTGGACTACTACTGGCCATTTGGACAGAGCATCCTTGAAATGATTTTCAAGGTGTTCAAGCAGAAAGAACTACTTGAAGATGCTATTCTTATCTACAGGGTACAACGTGCTCCAGAAAGACGTGTGTTCTACATTGATGTTGGTAACATGCCTAGCCACCTTGCTATGCAGTTTGTTGAGCGTGTTAAAAACGAAGTACATCAAAGACGTATTCCTACACAAACTGGCGGTAGCGCAAACGCACTGGATGCAACATACAATCCACTTAGTATTAACGAAGATTACTTCTTCCCAACCACGGCAGAAGGTAGAGGATCAAAAGTAGAAACATTACCAGGAGGTGAGAACCTAGGACAGATTGACGACCTCAAATACTTCAACAACAAACTTGCTCGTGGATTAAGAGTACCAAGTAGTTACTTGCCAACCGGTCCAGATGAAAGTTCACAGCCACTTAACGATGGGCGTGTGGGCACAGCACTTATACAAGAATACCGATTCAATCAATACTGCGAAAGACTGCAACGTCAAATCATGCAAAAGTTGGATGACGAATTCAAGATGTTCATGCGTTGGAGAGGATTCAACATTGACAGTGGCATTTTTACCATCAAGTTTACAGCACCGCAGAACTTTGCAAGTTATCGACAGGCAGAACTTGATACAACCCGAATGCAAGCATTTACCAGTTTGGAACAGTTACCATATATGAGCAAGCGTTTCCTACTACAACGCTATCTTGGACTCACTGATGCAGAGATACAAGAAAATAGCAAGCTATGGGCAGAAGAACGTGACGAACCAGAAATGGAAGCATCAGGCGGACAAGAACTGCGTAGTGTTGGTATTAGTCCTGCAGATATCGAAGGAGATATTGATATCGGTTCTAACTTAGACGTACCTGATGAAGGCGCTGTTGATATTGGAGCAGAGGCAGGTGCTGAACCAGCACCAGAAGTACCACCAGCGGTATAAATATTATTATGAACTTATATGAATTTTTTCAACCAGAAACACCAGGCTTCCAAGATGTTGAGGACGATAACACTCAACCACAAGCGGGTGATCTGCGTAAAACAAAACTTACATTAAAGCAGATTAATAAGATTCGCAGAATGAACGATGTAAGAACATATGAGTATCAAGAAAACTTAAAACAAATTAAGAAACAATACGCACCACCTGCCCAACCAGCATTATAATGATTTTTAACAGATTTTTCTGTATAGTAGAGAAAATCATTCATTTTATACCCATTTTACCCTTCAATTTTACCGTTTTCCCATAGACTGTGTAAATATATTACAGAGCCATTACTTGGAGGATTCTAATGAACAAGTTTG